ACTCGTCGTTGAATTCGAAGAGAATGTTTTTCGCTGCTTGAGCGATTGACTTCTCAATGCCAATAAACAATCTACGAACGTTGATTCTGTCAAATGCAGAAGGTCTGAGTTCATGTGTCTTGTCACCGTAAAGCACAATACCTACGCCGGGGATGTTGGCGATAGGGTTAACATTTGCTTTATACAGTGCGTCTCTCTGCGTCTTGTTAGGAGAGTGTGCGATATCTGTAATTGACAGATAGTTACCACGTCTCTGACCAGCAGGGGAGAACCAAGGAGCTGAGACAAAGTCTGTAGCTGCCATGATACCCGCAGTACTAGAGTTAGCAGGGATGTAGATGTATTGATCGTTGTACTTATCGAATACCTTCAGGTAGTTATTATCTACGATGAGGTATGAAGAACTTGATAGTCCATTTGCAAACGAAATAGCATTAGTGTTTGCTGTTGCTGTAGCAATGCCCACTATGTCGTTTCTTGCTGGAGATACCGGCACAACGCAATCTTTACGATCTTTTGCAATACCGTTAAGATAGTTAGCAACCGTGGTTGCATTCGTTGAATTGTCCAACTCAGGCGGAATTAAGAAGTCCACTTGAATTGTTTCTGCATCGTCGAATAGATCGAAACCAGCGTTGATACGTCCTGTACCAAGTTCACCAGCAGGATCATCGGTTCCACCGCCAAGTTTTACTTTACCGATTGAATCAGTCCATGCGGATGATCCAGTAGAGTAATCTACAGCAGAGTCAACTGAAGGTACTTTACCCCAGTTTTGACCAATGTTTGCGTGAGATGAACCAAATGCAGAATCGTCACCAAAGTATCCGTTCCATACGTATTCTGACCTGTCGTTCAGTACGTCTGAAATATAGTTTGGTGAACCGTCTGGTGTGACCGCACCATAAGCAACTGACAAGTGAGGGAAAGTTTCCAACACTGCATTAGGTGTACCTGTGAAGGCACCTGTTCTGTCAATAATTGCTACGTGTACTTCATCTTTAGATGCGCCGTTATCGGATGCATAAGTTGAAGTTGTAGGTGCACGATCAAATGACGATTTGTAAGACCAACTATTAAAGTAATTAGCACCGTCTGAATCTGCAGCTGGGCAGAAAGATACGGTTAGTCCGTTACCTAATTTGCCGGGCCATTTAGCAATAAATGAACCAGACTGAGTCTTACTTGTTCCCACGGCAGAACTTACAGTGTTCTCCCATGATTCACGGTTGAGTACTAAACCAGAGGCAGAATCGCCTGATAGTTTAGTAACAGCACTATGTGCGTTTGCCGCTCCAGTAGAGTCGTCTTCGGTTTCACGAACGACATAGAGCGAGTTTGTGTACTTTAAAAAGTACGAGGCACTGTGGAAATCCACAGCGTTGTCTTCGTTAGGAGCTGCAAATACTCTCACCAATCCAGATTCATCTGCGATCAGCGTTCGGTCTCTACAAGGGCCCCAACGAAATTTACCCACAAATGCGCCAATGGAAGTTGACACATTGGGTGCGACACCCGTAAGGTCAATTTCTTTGACTGTAATTGCGGGTGACAGGGATGGTGATAGTAATGCCATAACTGTTATCCTTTTCGTTTACAAATTATAAGTTTAAACATAATACGGTGAGTTCTCAATTACATTTATTTATAAAAACGAAGATTTTACCAATCATCTTGTCTCCATACTTGCCATTCATTTGATGCGTTTTCTTCTGCTTCTAAGCGGGCAATCTCCGCACTTCCGTCATCTATGAAGCCAAATGCTGGTACATCGTCTTGTATTTCTTTCATTCTTTCGTCAAATAACATCTGTTTTATATTGATATCTGTCATATCACCGAAGAATTGAGTGGATGCAAAGTATCCAAACAACACTAGGTTCATCATGAGATCGTCATGATTTCCTTCAGTCGCTTCGTATGATTGACCTCTTGCTTCGAAGGTAGATATTTCTAGGATCGTATTCTCATCTACAATCTCTAACTTGCCATTCTCTAGAATGTCTTTTATACTAGAGCACCCAAGTCTTTTCACCTTACGATTCATTTCGATACCAAGTCCAGATGCCTTGACTGAACTTGTTACATGCATATGTTCGTATTCTAATTCATGATAGAGTCCGTTACATACGACTCCACCCTGATCATTTGACTCTACAACCACATATGCTTCGTTGTAAAGAGTCGCATACTTATATATAATATCTGGAAAGAGTATTGGAGAAATAGTGTTGCAGCGATAAACCGCAACTTGTTTGAATGGTTGGACTGCTATGTCGATGACCGTAAAGGTAGAATAATCCTGACCTCTTCCCTTTGATACATCAACCGTAATAAGATAATTATGTTTCTTATCCGGTTTTTCGTATATTAACATGTTACCACCTTCTAGGACATCCTTTGGTGGTTTAGCACGTAGACTCAATAGTGTCTCTGCGTTCACTAGAGTATCACCTGTACCAAAGAAGGTGTTACCAAACTCCTGATCGAATTGCAACTTTGAGGTGTTCGCAATCGTCTGTTCTTTCCATTTCTCATCACGGCCCGGCACGTCCCACCAGTTGACCTGAAATGATTTGTATTCGTTTATACCCTGAACTGCCCCTTCCCAGATTTTATGGAAGGTGTTTCCGATCCCGTTTGCGGTGCTGGTAATAATAACCTTGGTGTCTTTACCGGCGGATACGACTGGGTAGGTTGATGTGTAGAATTCATTTGCTCTTTCGACGAACGCAAACTCATCCAGAAATAGTAAATTAACAGACATACCACGAATGGAAGAACCACTAGTTGCAGCAGCAATAATACGAGAATTATTACTAAATTCAATAGACCCCTTATTAAGTGCCTTACACCCCGGCTGTAGGAAGAACGGTAGGTTTTCCAATGCAAGAGTAACCCTTCCCAACATCTCACGAGCAGTTGCACCTTTGTTTGCCAGAATTGCGATAGTTTTTTCGGGATGGAATATTGCATACCAGAGAAGATAAACTACAGAACTGATTGACTTACCGGACTGTCTACATGCGAGAACAATCGAAAACCTGTTGTTATTAAAATGAGAGAACATCTCTTCTTGGTATGGATATAAGTCAAAGTTGACAAGTCCTTTGTCTAGGGATATAATTTTCGCATAGGTACGAGCAAAGTACGCTGGATCATCCATGCACTTTTTATACTCTTTAACTTTCTTGGGTGTCCATTCTTCATTGACACCATCTTTCTTGACGTTTACATTGCCAAGATAGTTGTCTTTACCTAGAATCTGGTTCAATATCAATCACCTTATTCTCATCTTGTAGTAATAGTCTTTGTAGATCGGCAGTCGATCCCAAGAACAAATTATTGTTCGTGGTGTTGCCTAGTCTTTTCGGATCATCTTCTTTTTCGATGTCCTTCTTTTGTTTGTTTAGATGCATGAGTTTGTCGTTGATGTCTGCCATGTTTTTCATCATGCCTGACAATACTTCGAATGCACGAGGGTGTTCACTCTCACGTGCCACTTCGATCATCAACTCCATAGACTCTCGACCTTTTTCTAATAGATCGTAATATGTCTCTCTTGAATACTGATAATCATTATCAATGTTGTCATTCTTTTTAGTCATATGCGCTGTCCAAATATACTGTCTGGAATCCATAGTCACTGTCTGGACTCACACCAACTGGTGTAGGAGTCACTTGTATTCTCTGATAGAAATCATCACTATCACCCATAATATATAGGTTGTTATTGACTTCACGAATAATACCTTGTTCTACGTCTGGGCCGTAGAAGGCAATCTTCATTGTGAAATCAAGATTATAGATGATGGTTCTTCTCTGTTCTAATGCACCTTCATAGGTGTCTTCAAAATTAATACCGTCAAGTACGATAGGGACATCTTCTTTTACTTCTTGAAAATCTGAAAACGGTTTTACTGATACCGTATACTGTGGTGCAAAGTATGGTAGAATTTGTTCTACTACTTGCAGTGCATCATCCTGTGACTTTGCGTAAACACTTAGTTGAAAGTTTACGTCATATGGTACAGATGTATAAAATTTGTTCTTTTTAGTTTCGTCATCGTTTACTAGACCAAACCTATTGATCTTAGGTAATTGACGTGCGGGATCGTATGACATGTTTGTAATCTCAAATGACATACGAGGTAGTTTGATTGCAACTCTACGTTCCGCATCCTCACCTTTTGACATAGCATTGATACGTTCGATGAAGTTTCTTTTAGGCGCATAGGACAACGGAACCTTTACCTGAGAGATAACCTCTCCGGCAGAATTTGTTCTCAAAACATGAAGATTGTTAAACAACGATCCAAATACGGATACCGCAGTTCTAACTCTCTTATGATAAAAGTGTGTACCAAACATTAGTCCATATCTCCAAACGGATTACCTTCTGAGAAGTCTAAGAAGTCTCCTTCGAAGTCATCAAATATTTTGTTCTGTGCAGACACTTGGATATTCTGTAATTCTTCTACAAGAGAAGGAACCCAAGATGCATTGGCACCCTGTACTTTTCTATTCAGACCAAACTCTCTGTACTTGCCATCGGTAGAACCAACATGTGCAAGTTGCAGTACTCTATCTGAATCAGACCAAT